GTAGAAAATTCTAAATATTAACACGACGCTTTGAGATTATCTCGACAACTTTTAACAGATTAAATTGAATTTTGTAAGTAAATTCGTCGAAAAGTAATCAAAATGTCAAATGCAAGATATAATATGATATCGGCTGTTTCAGCTAGTGGTTGCAAAAACGATAAACCATTTTGTGTTCATAAAGTAGTGGCAGTAATCGTAATCATTGTTTCATCTGGAATAACTGTAGTTAATCAGATTGGTCAAAGGAAGCTGTCAACTGATGATTATTTTGTTCTGTCCTTGGTTTGTGATGCAATTAGTAATATTATTGTGGTCGGTCTATCTGTTGTGGGAATGACCGCCAGTTCAAAGACCAAACAAGTATTAACTGATGGTGGTGAGAATGCGATTGAGCTTAATCATATGCCAAAACGTATTGTCAAGAAATTGCTGAAAGAAGAAGCTAAAAATGGAGTAGATTTTGTCAAATCAATAGGTAAAGATTTGAAGAGTAATGATAATAAGCCTGATCCTTCAGCACCACCAAAATATGAGAAAATAGATGAATCATTTGAGTTAAAGAGTGAGTTTGCAGGCAAAAGTTTGATAACTGATAATCGTACTGGGCAATCATTTATTGTAACATCTGATTTAGTAAAACCGCTTATTTTAGAGAGTCGGTCTCAGAGCTAAATGTTGATAACAGGTAAGATTCATCCCCTTCATTTGGGTTACCACTTTGGATCTTATTTGGTTTGGAATGAAGAAAACGAC